GTATACCCTTCAATGCGGCGATACCCGCCATAAAGGCTAGGCTCGTAGTTAACTAAGCGTGTGGCTGCACCGGATGCTGCCTCAGACAGAAACAAATGGTTTTCGTTGCTGTTTAGACCACCAGAACATACAACTTTGAAACTCTGGATTTCGTCAGCCATTAGAAATTGATCCTTGTATCACGGATGTATTCGTAGCTGTTGATGAATAGGGTCTGCAGATCTTTAAGACCTGCTTGGAAAGCACTGTAGGCTGCATTAGCGGCCTCTAGGTTATCCTTAAACATGTACAGGTGGTACAAAGCACCATCCACAATAACGGTATCGAAGCTGGCTGGGATGCGGGATACATCGCTGTAAGCTGTAAGGTCGGCGTAGTTCAGATAATACCGAAAGCGCACACTGTACGCCTTGTCCGGTGATGGTGATACACCAAAGCCTGTGCCGTGTGATGGGAATACATAATCAGGAAGGGACCGACCTGTGGCACCTGCCTCGTAGTCACTGTCCCGGTGTTGAGAATACCATTCATCACGCTCAATAGCTTTTAAGGTTTTAAAGCTTGTGCCTAAAGAACTGTCCTTCTGGATCTGAAAAGTATTAAAGTCGGCAATCTTAAAATAATCAGGCCAATCGTATTCTGTACGACCGGGTGTTAAAACCTGTGTATGCTCAGAAGCATTAAAGGGCCATTCAAACTCAGCCTGATTGATTTTGGCAATAGCGGCCTTGACCGCATCTTTAACCAAAGCCTGAACGCCACGAACCGATGAAAAATCATCGGCGGCGATCTCTACCTCATTGATGCGGCGAAGCACCATGTTACATAAATCTAGGTAAGTACTAGGCATGGATGATCCTTAAAGAAGGGTGTTGGGGGCAAGTTTCCCTGCCCCCGCTTAACCATTAGGCTAAGTTGTAGTTTGCAGTGATAAGTCCTTCTGGGCGAAGGATTTTTCTCCCATAGAGCTGCATGCCCCGAACGATGTCTGCGAATGTGTCTGGTGAGCGGAAGCTCTCAGTTTTCGCAATCTGGTCAGCTACTGCGGCTGCGGAGTCATGGCCTGCGACCAGAACACCAAAGTTAGTTGCAGAACCTGCAGCGGCAGATGTACCAGCGCCTGTACCTTTGTAAGGAAGGTTGTTGGACTGATATACACGGAAGCCACGGATGGTGCCGGGAAGGCGACCATTGCGTACTTCTGAATCACCACCGAAGTCAGCGTTAATCAGCTTCGCATCTTCGTCCATCAGGATCTCTTTGAAGACAGGGTCTACAACGATCCAGCGACCATCTGTGTCCACGTTAGCTGCGTCCATAAGACGAGCCATGCGGTTCAGAACAGCCAAAGGCGAAGTCAAAGCACCAGTACCGCCACCTGCAGTTACAGGAATGGAGTTAGCTGCGGTGGCACCACCGAAGACGCCCTGTGTCAGCTTGTTAGCTGCCAGCAATTCGTCTGCGCCTGCTGCTGCATTTGATTTAGTACCTGCAGCGGCTGTACGAGCAACCCATGCAGAACCGTTCCATGTGTAACCGGACATGTAGCCCAGAACGTCTTGGTCAAATGCGTCACGTAGTTTGAAACCAGCACGGTCTGTTGCGAGGTCCATGAACGAAACATGGGAATGCGCTTCTTCGATGTCATCCAATGCAAACTGGAAGTAGTTTGCTTGGTCAACAACCATAGTAAAATCAGCATCTTGCAAGTCTTGTGTCGCAAGCGTAACGCCACGGGAATAAGAGTTGATTGAGATTTCGGGTTCTTTGATAATTTTGCATTATGTTCAGGCAAAGTCGCTAGTTTTTGCCCCGCTCTTTCGAGCCGCTACATGTCGCCATGCAGATCAGACTATATCACCATCCGCTAGGGATGCTCTGCGCTTCGAGCCGCTTGGCTCTACTCCATTTCTGGATAGTCGTTGAACCTTCCCGTTTAAGGGCTTGGCTGCTGATTGTCTCATAGAGATGTCCCAGCAATTCACAGAGTTCTTCGATCAGGATCACTCCTGAAAGCCGCCAAAGTATTGAATTTAAACGGAATCTCCCATGTTGGCGATTTCGCCAGCATAGTCAGTGTTAGTAATATCTTCTACTACTGAAGAGTTACGGAAAGCCTTTTGGACTTTCTTAGAATAGATAACTGGTGAAAAGTTACCGTTTGGGAGGTTTGTGTACCCACCCGCTGATGGAAAAGCCATTGTAATATCTCCTTGTGAAATGGCAGGTCGGACTAGCCGACAGACAAGACAGAAGGGAATTATTAAGTGGCAGTGTTTATGTTATGGGTGCGTACAAGATGTATCAGGCCATGATACAAAACTACGGGCCATACCACACTGGTAGACTAAAATTCTTAATTCTTCTGAAGGTAGTAACAAACTAAGAGGTAGTCTTTAAAAGAGGCTCTGGTTTGTGAGAGATCATCTAAACAATCTCGTAGCTATCTTATGTAATAAGACAGGTAGAAGTTTGCTTGATATAATAAGTATAGCACGTTTGTTATAGTTAGTAAATAGCTATTACTATAACCTGCCCCTAGTAGGGACAGCCCTAGCATATAAGTATTGCTCATTTTGTCAATAGTTAATTTGCTAGGACTGCCATTTAGTTAACGTGCGCCGCCGGTCATGTCGTAGGTAAATGCACCTGCCTTCATGGCTTCAAGGATTGCTTCCTCATTAACATCGTACTCACGATCAGACATACGAGCTACTTGGCTTTCGCTAAACTTAGCTTTTCCCGTAGCCGCCGGTGTTGCAGAGGTTGATCGACCTACTGCCTGTGCTGCCGACTTCTTTGAGGAAGTCTTACGCTTACCGGTGTCTGCCTTGTACAAGTCGATTGCACGGGCTGCGGCCATGGCATCTGTGTTGTTCTTATACAGAGCATCATTGATGTACAGTGGCTGCATGGCTACCCATTCGTGGAAGGCTGGGTCTTGCCGGATCTCGTTGAAGTCAGGATGCAGCTTCATTAGCTGTTGCTCTGCTTCTTTTTTAGTGAGTTTAGTCTCCAAATCCTTCAGATGACCTAAACGCTTCTCGCCTTCTTCAAGAGCTTCATTGGCACGTTTCCGTGCAATAGTGTCTACGATCTTCGCAACATCAGGATACTTGTTCGTCCATTGCTCAATTTCCTCATCAGTCTTGGGAAATTTGATCTGGCCCTTTGCGGCGCTATCAAGCTGTGCCTTCAGCTTCTCTAGCTCTTGATCCTTCTGGGACATCAACTGTTGGGTGTGACGCCGAAGGTCTCCATACCGTTTTTTAAAGGAAGCCTCTTCTGGCTCTTTGGGTTCAGAATCTACAGCTACCTGTGCTTCCAATTCTTCAGAGTAAGAGGTATCAGCCTCTAGCTCTTCTTTACGTCTATATTTGCTCATGGTTTTCCTCTGGGGGCTTCACTCTTCGGTGAAGGTGGCCCTCTAAATCACACGATGAAGGTAACCTTGGGTTTCTTCACCATGCCGTACATGGAAGTCTTTTTGGAATAATCACTGTCTTTGTAATCATCTGTTTCGTTGACTTCCGGTTCCTCTTCGGAAACCTCCACAACTGCTTCTTCTACAACTTCACCCTCTGGGGTTGCCTCTTCCTCGTAATGATACCCTGTGCCATCACAGTGATCACACCCAGCACCATCACACTTCGGACAGACTTCGCCCTCTTCTTCGGCTGCTTCTTCGTCAGCCTCTTTGATAAGCCCCATGGCATCCATTGCCATAAGACCCATCTTTGCCTCTTCTTGCAGATCCATGATGTGTTTCAGGCCATGCCATTTGACTACATCTGCAGGCAGAACGTATTCGCCTTGGGATATGTTAATATCAATATCGTCCCGTACCTCTTCGGCAGAGGAACCCACGGGGATTGGATTACCGGACACGGGATCTACTGGACCCATCATGCCGCCGTGGTACATATCAAGCTCTTCCTCTTCAGAGGTGGCCTTCTGTACTGCCTCTGCACGGGTCTTCTCGTATGCAGACAGAGACCCGTCATTGTTAGTATCTGCTTTGTTTTCGTCTAACTGAAATTTATTGTTTGCCATGTCTTCGCCTTCCGGGGTCATAATGCCTTTACGAGCTACCGCTAAACCACCAAGGGCCATGCCTTCGGCCTCTGCGTACTCTGGATAAGTAATCGTAATATTGTGTGAGAAATCTGTGTCGTACACCGGCTCTTGGCCTTCATAGCCACGGGTAAAAGTGTGCTTCCCGATGGTTATTGGATCTGGGCCAGAAAAGTTTGTACCACGGGCCTTAGTAGTCTTAGTGTTCTGGAAGAATGTACGCCCGTCTACAGCGTCCTCACCCATCTGATAGTAATCAGCGAACTCAGCGTGACCCTGTTGCAAATCCTCTTCTGGTACGGGGATGCTATAAACGTCACCATACTTACGGATGGGTTCAAACTCATCTGCGGTCAGAAGCTCATCTACGGTGTCTGGGAAGCGTGAAGAGGCTAATCGGTTGAAGATCACCCCACGGACAGCGTTTCGGCCTTCTACGCCCTCCCCACGGGCTTCTGCCCATACCAGACGCTCAATCTTATCTGCATCCTCGTAGGGTAATACTGTCTTTGGGCGAGACTTAGGGCGAGGGCTTGTTTCGACCATAAGACCACCCTCATCAAAATTGGCTTTTACACCCGTGCGTTTTATTTCAAATTCAAAGCGGGGATCATCTGGAGTTGTTTTAACGGCCTTCTTAGCAAATACTAACGGGCCTACCTGCATTACCTGATCAGCGGATACCACAGGCATACCATCTGCTTTATCATAAAAATAGGAGGCCCGATAAGGGTTCATACCTACCTGTGACCATTCAGAGTCATCGAATAATCCCTGAACTTTCTTGTATACTTCTTCTGGCTCCATATTTTGCCATGAGCCTTGCATACGAGCAATTGTTGCTTTGGGGCTGCCCGTTGCAATGTTTGATGCCGCAAGAGAATTACTTGTAAAATTAACATCGTTAAGAACGGCAGTCTGACCGTACCCTACGCTTTTACCTTGGGCTGTAGATCCATCATGCAGAGAAACAACCCATGTATCTGTATTATTGTAAGCGGGAATATCTAATCTAGCAGAAATGGGTGTACCATCTTCAATGGTTTTATTAATACCAATAACACCCTTTTTTGTCTTACGGGAATCTGTAGCGTGGAGGGCTTGAACTACCTCTTCCTTGGTGGGAAATTTTGGCATTTCAGTGATGGGTTTAATAGGCTGACGTTCTGAAGACAAAGATCTAAATTGTTCAGAAGTAATTTTGCCTTCTCGCAAGTTAGTTGCCGCTGCAGCCATTTCATCATCAGGAGGTACACGGAACTTATCTTTTGCGTAGTTTTCATTTTTCCAAGAAGCTAATGTATCAGGAGTAAATCCTAAGTCATCAACAGCATCTGATGGTGCGTCAGCAAGAATATCATCTGATTTAGGTTTAAGCCTTACATTACCAAGACCAGACCCCATGGCATTAGGGTCAACCTCTACACGCTTTGCTACGTCAAATACTTCTTTAGCACCCTTCTTAATAGCTTTAGCGGCAGCATCTCCTACACCCGGCACAAGTCCTACTAAGGCAGCACCGCCCAGCGCACCCGCTAGATAGTAATTAGGTTCGTCTTTTTGTAGCTCATCGTAGACCTCTTTGGCTGCCATAGCATCACCAATAATAGGTGTCATACTAGCTACAAAGGTGGCAGCATCTTTAAGAGAAATATCCGAAGGCTTCACAGCAAGTTTCTTGCCCTCTGCAGCCCAACCTAATGCTTCTTCCGTTTG